TTATTTTTCAAATTGCCTCGATAGTAATTTTGTTTGATATTTGAATGCTACGCTTTCAATCATCATTATTATCGATTCTTTTTCCTTTTCTCCCAGCTGTTTAATAAGACCTATTTTACTTATTAATCTTTCATCTATATCAGTTTCCTGATCACTTATTATTTCTTGTGGGCTCATACCGTAAAATTTGGCCAGCTTTTCTATTGTGCTTAGTTGTGGCGACTGAGTTCCTTTTTCATATTTTATATATGTTGTTTTAGTAGTCCCTATCGCTTTTGCAACATCTTCTTGGGTAAGATTTCTAGCCAATCTCAATGACTTTATTTTTTCTTCAAACATCACTTTGCTTCTTTAGGGTTAAATTAATAGTCATTATAAGTAGTGTTTTTTTATCCAGTATCTTGAAAGTAAAATTATTTTATCCTATATTGGCAATATTATTTAACTTGACAGTTTTTCCGATGATAGACCTCTTAAGGATTAAGATACCTTTTCACGAATCAGTTGTAGCTGCTTCTCCAGATGGAGCAAGTGGTTTAATTGATTTGCGAGAGTGTCAAAAAAGAGGTTGTAAGATGGAAGCGGGTGACGTGATTTTTACACCTAACGATTATCGATTAGATAGTGAAAATATCTGCTTGGCCGAAGTGTCTGCTTTGCGTCACCCTTACGAATCACTCCCAAGCTCTTGGGCTAACCTTGCTTTCAAAGTGAGAGCAGGGGGCAGCAACTACTATCCACACATAGAACTAAAAGCTAGTCCTGCAAAATTACTTCAAGGTCATAACGTATTTGGCACATGTGATGTGATGCTATGTATTGATGCACTTATTACCACATTTGAATATGCACTCCCTAAAATGGGTGAAATTCTTGAGTACCACAACGCAGAACTAGCACAAATCGATTGCACATTTAGCGCTCACTTGTCGACCGAGTCAGATAGTCGGAACGTAATTCACGCATTACGCAACATATCTAATGGTCAAACGAGGGGCGCTAAATCTGCATTTGATACGACCGCTTATTTCGGTAAGGGGTCACGACATAAACGTTTAAAAGCGTACTTAAAACAGTTTGAGCTACAAGATCAAACCAATAAAGCACAAGCAAAATTCGACAAAACTAAAGACCAAATTTTCAAACGTCAGCTTGATTCAATGACAGCACCAGAAGTACAACAGTTTGCTAAAAATGCACTTCGTTTCGAAGCTAGTGTAATGCCTCGCATGTTAAACCGTTTAGGCATACCTACTAATCTTTGGCTATTCGAAGAATACAGCAGCAATTTTGATGGGTGTTTAATACAAAAGTTATGGGAGCAATCTTGGTCTGACATATTCAAAACGTTCGAGGGTGCAACCATGCGTACATACTCAGATGATGAAGTTCAGGCTCAACTAAAAGAGCATTATAAAAAAGTTACATACTCACGTGATAAGGTCACTGATATTGTCATGGAAAAAGTTTCATACGCTAAGGCTAACCGCCTTTTCCGCTTTTTCCGTTTACTTAAACATGAAGGTTGGGAAGAAGTAAAAGCAACTACTCCAAGTTCAACCTTCAATGACAATATTAAGTTGATCACCAATGTAGTACCAAAAGCCTACTTACAAAATCTACAAGCAACAGCGTCAAATGTTGTTCCGCTTATTCGTATGGTTAACGTTGATTTTTCAAAACAGCACCCGACTGGATGGCAAGAACCTGACCGTTTATCAAATCAAGTTTTACTTAAAGAGAACCAAGGTTTTCTAAGGTTGGTGTCATGAACCCATTAATTATTACATCAATATTCTTTGGTTACGTGCTTTTGGCATGTAGCTACACCCTAGAATCAATAGCATGTTTTTCTATTGCTATCGTCGCTTATTCATTCGATAGATTCATTGAATACGCAAAACTTCAACTACGCACAAATCAATTTACTGACGGCCAACGTGCCGCGATTGATGACTACAACAAGGAATCAGACAAATGAGAATCCAAATTATCGATACAAACGGCGCACACATTCCAACGCCAAGAACTTTCCCAGCTAAAGGTGATAAACCAGCTCGTACTGTTTATGAACAGAAAGCTTATGCACATATGGGTGGTGTTTTTCCTGTGGAATTTAAAATCACACATGATGACCACAATGATGCATATCAAGTCGGTGAATATGAATTAGCACCATCTAGTTTCAAGGTTAACCAATACGGACAACTTGAGTTAGATCGTTTTGGCTTACAACTAATTCCTGCATCTAATGTACTAGATAAAAAGGCAAGTTAATCATGGCTACTTGTGTCCAGCTTGAGTACGGCGAACTAAAACCAACCGCGCAATCAATCCAAGACTGCACTGGCTTTGTCATGCTTGAGCCGACCGAGTACCAACAATTTTTGTTAGGTTCTTCGTTGTTTGACCCTAACGAAATTTCTAGTGAAGAGGCAACCGCATTATTCGTTGCTGGCTTTTCACTAGTCATCATCTGTTACATGACCGCTTGGGGCTATGGAACAGTAATCAACTGGTTTCGACCAGAAAACGACAATACTTAAAAATTAATCTTTTCAAGCTAAAAGGAAATCATTATGGATTTTACAGGTGTTACAGGCGCAATTGACGCAACAGCTATCGTGGCAGCAATCACAGCAATCGCAGCTATCAAGATTTTACCCGGTGTAGCTAAGTGGGGTTATAACAAGGTTATCGGTTGGTTCCGTTAATCATCGTTTAACCTGTTTCAAAAATCGCACATCAAGCCACGTTTCTTTGCAGGTGCGTGGCTTTTTTAATGGAGTAATTATCATGATTTGGGGACTCTACTATGCATCACTTGGCATTGCTTGCGCCGTTGCGGTCATTCGTGGTTTCGAAAGCGAGTAAATTTTTATCATGGTGTTTTCGAGGTTTTAAGTACGCAGTAAGACACCCAATTAAGCTAACTTTTTCACTCATTAAACTGTGGCTCTGTTTAATGATGTTTAGCCTGTTTGCAACACTGGCCATTGCAGCAGATGAACCTCAAGACTTGGCCGACCAGTACTATGTTGGTGATGGTGTTACACCTAAACAAGAAATCAAGTACCAATACGTATGTGACTCAAATGATTTAACACCTAAACCTGCTGATAATGTATATCAAGCCTGCCAAGGTTATTGGCTAACAAAGGCACAAGAATATTTCGCAGCAAGAACGGACGTATGTTCACCACCTCAATTTGAATGGGATGCAGCAGAACCTAACAAACTTCATCAAAACTTTGGTCAAGAAAAGTGGAACGGTGACTGTGAGTACACAGTAAGTAATCAAAAATTTTATGGTACTCAAGTAGGTTCTATTCCTGAGAACTCATGCCCGCCTGATGATTATCCAAATCATACGCATCTATTAAGAATTGGTTTTAATCCGAATTTACAGATTTGGGAAATACAACCAGAACAACCTGAATACTGCTACATGTCAGCAGAACCCGACCAAGTTGATAAGTCTTGCAAAGGCGGCGTAGGTGAGCAAGCTGCTTTTAACTCAATCACTGTTAACAATGAAGATTACCCAGACGGCGGACACCCTAATTGCTTATCTCGTCACGGTAAAATATGTGAAGTAACGGGTGGCCCTTGGTTGGATACTGTAGTTGGTGAAACTACCACAACTTGGTCAGTTGGCTCTGGGACTTTCACAGGCAATGAGTGTGACCCAACAGGTAAGCACGTAGTTGATGATTCTAATAATGGTGAAGATAAATTTTGCTCAGCTCAGTCATCTGGGGGAGTTTATCAAGTTAGCTGTCCAGAGAGCGGTATCTCAATTAACTGGAATCAAGTCACCGGATTAGAGCAAACAGTTAGTGAACACGACACAAGAATCACTGCAATTGAAGCATCATTCATCACTGAAACAGAATTAAATAACTTAGTTTCTAGTGGTCAATTAAAGGGCGAAAAAGGCGATAAGGGTGATAAAGGTGAACAAGGGATTCAAGGAATACAAGGCGCAGCTGGTGCACGCGGTGCTGATGGTGCCGATGGCCTACAAGGAGAGCAAGGCATACAAGGCGAAAAGGGAGAGCAAGGCGAACAAGGTGAAAAAGGTGAAAAAGGTGAAAAGGGCGACAAAGGTGAGCAGGGCGTACAGGGTATTGCAGGTCAAAGCGGCGCTGACGGCCGCGATGGTATCAATGGCATTAACGGCATTGATGGTAAAGATGGCCGAGATGGTATTGATGGGGTAGACGGTGAAGATGGTGAAAACTGTAGTGTTGTAGCAACCCCTGATGGTGTTCAAATTGCCTGTGCTGATTCACTGGCTCAAGTAGAAAATGGCGATTCGTGCACTACCCAACAATTAGCTAATGGTGACGCACAAGTTACTTGTGAAGATGGCACAACATCAACCATAAACGGTGTTGATGAAGATGCAATTATTGCTGCACTCGATACCCAGTTAAGCGAAATGAAGAAACAAACGGGCGAACTTGAGAAGCAATCTAAAGCACTAGAAAGTTTAGGCAAATATGACGGCGACAAGCCAAAAATTGACTATGAAACAAAGCCTGACACTTGGACTGAAATAGCCGAGTTTGATTGGGAAAATCAGAATTTCGGAACAGTCTTGGAAGAACATACCGACCAGATGAAAGCACTACCCATATTCACTGCAATAGACAATTTCTTTGTAACGTCTTTTGGTGGTGCATGCCCAACATGGTCTACAACAGTCGATGTAATGGGCGCAACTTTTCGTATTGATATAGACCAGTTTTGCTCACCAGCAGTACAAAATATCTTACCTGCTATACGAGCGATTTTACTTTTAGTAGCTGGCTTTTTTGCATGGAGAATAGCAATTGAATGATTTAATTGACTGGTTTGCCGAGCAATGGCAAGCATTCGTAGACTGGGTTTATGAGATATTAGATTTCTTACTAAACGCTTTACTTTGGCTATCACTACAAACCTTTGAAAAATTACTTGAAGGCTTCAGGTTCATATTTGCCATGATAGAACCACCACAATTTATACAAGCAGGCATCAGCCAGTTTACTGGGGGAATTTCCTCAGATGTAGGTTACTTGCTAGGTGCAACGGGGTTCAGTGAAGCCCTAGGAATAATCGGAATAGGGTATACATTTCGATTAACCCGCAAAGTATTAACCTTATTCCAGTGGTAATGTCATGATTATATTTCACGAAGGTTTGCCAGGCTCTGGTAAAAGTTATGAAGCACTAGTAAAGCACATCATTCCTTCATTAGAAAAAGGCCGTAAAGTATTTGCACGACTTAACGGCTTTAACTATGAAAAAGTGAGTGAACTAACAGGCCGAACAGTAGATGAACTTAAAGAACTTTATACCGAAGTGACTGAGGAACAAGTTCACACAGTCTATGAAATTGTAGAAAACGACTGCCTACTTGTTCTTGATGAACTCCAAAACTTTTTCCCCAGTGGCAGACAAAAGCTATCTGACGAAATGACACAATTCATTGCTGAACACCGTCATCGAGGTATGGATATAGTTTGTATGGGTCAAGCGCTTGCCGATTGTCATACAACATGGAAGCGAAGGATTGAACGTAAAATTACATTCCTAAAACTTTCAATGGTTGGACTTGATAACAAGTACAAATGGGAAATGTACCAAGGTTCAATTAATGGTGTTAAAGGTGATGTAGTATTTAAAAAGATTAAGTCAGGTACTGAAAAATACGACAGTAAATATTTCGGCTCATATCTAAGTCACCAGCTAACAACAGATAACACGGATGTTTATTCTGATGACCGTGTGAACATATTTAAAACAAAACAGTTTATGCTTTACTTGCCAATTTTCTTAGGTGTAATTGGTTTTGCAATTTATTTCTTAAGTTCGTTTTTTAGTGGTGAAACTCAAATTGTTAAACAAGGTGCTAACGAACCTAGCAACAGGCCAGTAGCAAAAGTTGAAAATCAACCCGCAACACCTGCAACTGGACAAAGTAAAGCAGCACCTAAACAAACGCAAAATCCTAAGCCGCCAAGCACTGACCCATATCAGCGAATTAGGGATATGATCCAAAATAACAATGCGATGATCACGTATGAAGAAATTTATAAAGGCCGTATTGTTGATGTGTTAGTGGTTGTTGAAAATAATACTAAGCAAGTTCTCGATACTTTCAATAGGGATGAATTATTGATGCTCGGTTATCGACTTAAGAAAACCTTATTAGGTGTTGAAGCTTATAGAGGTGAGCACTTAGCGGCAGTTTTTAGATATAAACCAACTAATCAATATTTTGATAATCAAGTGCCCGATGAAATGTACCACGATTTGTATACCAATAATTAA